TGTGGGAAGAGGAGGCCAACGGGCACTCGTGACCGTTGGGTCAAGCTTCTGTGAGAAGCTCAAGTCCTACTATCTACAAGTAGATAGTAGCCCGGACTTTTTCGTCCGGTCCATTCCGTCGGCATTCCGACGGAAGCATGGGCTCTTTGGAGCCCTCTGGCCCGATAAGATTTTCTTACCGGACCTCGAACCTGAACTCCAGTTCAGCTTCATAATCTCCCGACTATACGGGAGATATAGTCTCTTCTTCCAGAAGAAACTATCCGAAACCCTCTTTCGAGGGAATCTCACCCAGGTTCGTCAGTGGTTCTACACTGCGAACGGGGTGGTGTATCCTTACCTCATCGAGGGCAAGGAGGACTACGAAACCGTAGATCGCCTCACGCGCTACGCGCTTGAGGGCTGTGCGAGGAACTATGCACAGTTTATGTCTTCCCTTAAGAAGACAAAGAAGCTACTGCGTAAGGCAGCAGCCCTGGGAGGGGTAAACCCCTCCCGGCCCCCCACTATAGAGTTTAGTGGGGTAACCAGACAACACTGGTTTTACTACACTACAGCGTGCAGTGTAGCTATCTCCCGTCCCACGAAGCGGGACAGGCTCTCGTCCATTTTGCTATGGACGCAATCTCGAGCCACTGGGCTCGCAGATGCCTCCATGTTGGAGGCGTCCCTGAATAAATTCAGGGATACAGTGACCTCGCCTTGCGAGCCACTGGAAATCAATGTAAGAGTGCTACAGTCTTGCATTAACTGTGACAATGTCACAGGTATGGAGGCACAGGTCTCTTGTGGACCTAAGGCGTGCCTCCAGTCGCCTCAGCGACCTGATATGGTGGATGACATCCACTATATGGGAACCCATAGGGAGCCTATTGGGGGCCAGACGAGATACCTCTTGTATCTCACGACACATAGGGTCCTCCGAGGACGCTATGACTTCACCGACTTGTCGGTGAAGCTACTTCCGGAACCTGTTCCGGTAAGTTGCGCAGCTGACTTGCTCAGCTGGGCTGTCCAGGAGTCCCTGGATTGCGGATGGAAAGTCCGCTCGGTCCGCTTCCATTGCCTAGCGGACCAATCTAAGGCACGGTCGATAACCGTGGCTCATTATGCCTATCAGGTCATAATGGGTGTGTTCGCACACATGTTTTCTCACGCTGTGACACATCGTGAGACTAAGTCGGGCCTCAGCTCCGACCGTCATCTATGGAACTTCCTCCATAGTGACTTAGCCCCAGGCATGCCTGCCTGGGAGTTCTTCACCGGTCAGGTGAATGCATTCTCCACCGATCTGAGCGAAGCAACTGACTTCGGTAACTGGTGGATGGCTCGGGCCATATGGTCCGAGTTTATACGGCAGACCTCTGGTCCCCGTCAGCCAACAGGTCTCATCCTGTTAGCTAAGATGTTATACACATCTCCCCGCCTTGTGTTTCACAAGACGGCCGGGAATAAGTATACTCATTTCCGAACCCGAAGGGGTTTTCTCATGGGCGACATGATGACAAAAGTCATCCTAACCGTCGGCCAAGACTATAACGCCAGAATGGCGTTATATAAGTCTCCTTTGAGACTGCTGCCCGCTAATCTAGCGAGCTTCCCTGATGAGGTTTTGGCCAAGCCGTATAACCTCACCACTTTAGGTAGCTGTCGCCACCTAAAACCAAAGAGGTTTCACATCTTTGGTGCCGCCTACAGCCTCGTAGGCGATGACATAATAATTCTTTACTGTGTCACTATCATGTCGCGGTATTTGCACCAGCACATGATGCCAATTGGAGATATTTTCCAACTGTCTGACATATATTCATATGTCAGTCTGGAACCATGGTTCCTTCACTCTGCAGCATCTGCGGGGTGGAAGGTATCCCTAGAGGATACCTTCGATAGCCCTCATCTAATGTTTTATGCAGAAGAGGGTGCGATGGTCCCCCAGGGACCATCGGATTCGACTCGCCAGAGTATCTGGCGAGGAAGGACCGTGGGTTACCTAGATTACCCACGGCTACGTCTTCTCCTTCCGGTGAAGATGGAGGTTAGTACTTACTCTAAGACTAACGTTGGCCGATTTTCCCTCATGGGAAAAGAGGCAAAGTGGGTAGAGGACACCTCTACCCAGCTGACCATAGAGAAATACTCTGTGGCCTCTGTACTACAGCATTTGGTAGTACCTAGGGACATAGAAACTCTATGCCCCTTCGTCCCACAAGAAATCGGTGGTGACGGCGCTTTCACAAGCGACCACTCCTTCTTTAGGAGTGTTATCTCAGCCAAGTCTAAGGACGAGGCTGAAGTCCTCTTCAGAATGAAGAGTCAAATCCAAGGCCTTTGGTCCCATAGATTTGTCGCATCGGACAAGGTCCGATCTGGTGTGCAAAAGCAACACCTCATCCTACCCACTCTGGATAGGATGCGAAAGCTGCTCCCCTTGAGAGCAGTCTTAGTCCCCGCTAGCGAGGAACACCGCATGCTTCTCGATGCGGTACCTAGGAATCTTCTCGAGACTCCTATGACCACCTTTACTAAGGTGGTTAAGAGGTTGTATTATTCACACCTCTTCAAGGGTAAAGTATTACCCAATCTAAGGGTGTCCTCTGACATCCTTAGCAAGAGAGGGGGGACTCCCCTCTCCCCCCTTCGAGCTTGGTTCGAAGAGGTCCCGAGCGGAGGCTCGGGTGAGGACAGGTATTTCGATTACCTGGCCTCGTGGCGGAGGCCTGGCTTCCGCTACTATGATAAGGAGCCATACTTCGTGGTTCCTTATAGACATAAGGATATTATGTCTGTGGGCTGGGCGTTCCGCATCAGACCAGAAAGGGCGACTGAAATCAGTCGCCTTACCATCGATGACTTCATCGATGTGATAAATAAGGGGAAGGACATCCCCCTAATCACTCAAAGACTTCAATACTTCTTTGAGTCCGACCCCTTATTGGAAATAAGGGTTCGTGAGAATGCCTCTATCAGAGACACGCTCCAACTTGTCTCATGGGACAAGAAATTGGCGGAGCGGATTGTCCGCTTCGTCCGTAACAACAGGAATCGTCGATTCATTGTTTACTTAGTACATCCTTCGGTGTACTTTTTAGGGAGGATTGAAGAAATCCCCCCAGGCCCACTTCTTGTGGACCACGGGTCGATCAACACTTTCGATCGATCCGCTGCGACATCCAACCTCATCGAAGTTGAGTGTAACTCCATTGTTAGTACAGTGGAGCGGAAATACGTAGGTGTTATTTCCTTTATAGTGAATGGCATTCACTATAATGCTCGTCCGAGTAGAGTCTCGGCGAGAGGGCCCCAAGAGGGCCTTATAGAGGAACTTCAGTTCCTGGGACATAGACATCCCGATGCTCCTCCCATGGAGGACCATTGGCTACCTCCATACTTGGAGGGAGCCTAGTCTGTATTTCAGACTTTGTCGGAGGGAACCCCTCCGGCAGCAGTGGTAACACTGTAACCTAGATGCGAAGCACCTAGGTCTGCAGTCGCCTAAGGCCATAAGGGCCGGGCGACCGAACGGGGATTC